TATCCCAGTTTCCATTTAAGTAATTTTCTATATCAAACTTTTCTGTATTTGTCTCTACATTATCGTGTTTTTTTAACTTTAAAAAATCAGTTTCACTCATTTATTTACCTCCTTTTCAAGAGTTTCTATTCTTTGTATTAAACTTTGTATTAATTCATCTTTTTGTTTGTCTTTTGCTTGTAATTTTTCAATTTGTTCTTGTTGTTCTTGTATTGCTTTATATGCAATAGAAATCATGTTATATGTATTTGCACCAATTTCTTTTCCATTTTCATCTACTGCTGTCAACTCTTTTGAATATTTATATTTATCACCAATTACAAAACCAATACTTTCTTTACTTGTACTATTATCTGTTTTATAATTAAATTTATAAATATCCGTATCTTTTATTATTTTTATTGCATTATCTGTATATCTTTTAATATTCTTTTTTGTTTCTTCTCTTGAATTATTTATAAAAGCCTTACCACTTACATATCCATCAGTACAATTAATTCCTTTATATGCTGTTAAATTTTCTGTACTTGTTATATCTCCTTCAATATAAACATGTTTTCCTGTTATATCTCCAATATCTGTAAACAAACATTCTCCTATTTTAAAACTATTACTTCCTGCTTGATTTGCATAAAAAGAAATATTCCCTAATATATCAATTGCGGGATAATCCACTACATTTTGTGGTCGTATATTCATCAATATTGTGCCTGTTCCTGTATCTTCAAATGTTACATTTCCCATTGCAACATCACCGCTTATGAAAATGTCTCCTGTTTTTATTCCCGTTCCAATTCCATCTAAAATCAGATTACAAGCACTTAAAACTAATTCTCCAGAAGAAGCATCACTATTTTTAGGTCCCATAGAAAAATTTTTTATATACAGGATTGGCCAAAACTTTCCATCACTTTTTGTTGTTATTCCCCAAGCCATACCATCAGATATTTCTTTATCATATTCTCCTGATACCCCAAAACTTATATAATTTTGATTATCAATTGCATTTACACCCATTTCTCCAAATTCAGTTCCATCTTCTTTGTAAAAATGTTGTCCCGTCTTATCCAATGCCATCATTACCTTTTTGTCTTTGTCCAATATTGCCAAACTTGCATTATTGTTTATTATCATCATTTGAATAAAATCTGATATTTGATTCCAAGCAACTTTGACATGTTCATAGTTTTGCTCTATTGCTGTTCCCAATTTGCTCGTTTCTGTATAACCTTTTAACTTGTCATCTGTATTAGAATTTGCACTATTTATTGCTTCTTGTTTGGCATTTGATGTTTCTGTTTTTGTTGAATATGTTTTACTTACTTCGCTTATTGTACTTTCTGCTGTTTGAGTTATTTTATTTTCTGTTTGTGTTTTTGTATAATAATTATTACTTAAATTTTTATTCGTACTATCTGCTGTGCTTTTTGCAGTTTCCGCCGTGTTCTTCGCAGTATCTGCTGTGGTTTGTGCTTTATCAGCCTTACCATCTACTGTCTTTATTTCTGTTTTTACTTCACTTACACTTTGCGTTATTCCATATATATCTTGTTCATGCTTTGTTATTTTTTTAGAATTTTCAGTTGTTTCTTCAACTAAGTCTTGTATTTTTCCTTCATTTTTCTTTGCCAGTCTTTCAACTTTTAAAGTTTTCTTTTCTTCTTTAGTAGTAACTTTATACTCTGTATTAGTTGCTTCTGGTAATTCTGCTTCTATGTCACTTGATATTCCAGTATTAATTGTTATATTTGCTTTCAAATAATAAGACTTATATAAACTATCTTCTTTATCTCCTAACTCTATACATGCACATGGTTTTAACCACATTACACCAACATCAGAAGCCTCAAAAGAATAATATTCAAGTCCCTTTATCTGTTCAAACATTCCTTTAATAACTTTTTCCCTTTGAAATTCAATAAATTCATTTTCATCAAATCTAATTTCACATCTTCCATTTTGTGCTATGCTCTTTTCGTCTGTTTCTTCAATATTGTCTTCTACATCTCCACGACCTAAAACTAGAACATTTGCAGGTCCAAATTTTTCTTTTATTGTTAAATCTGTCAAATAAGATTTATCTATTTTTTCTATAGAATCGTCACTTACTTTATATAAATTTAGTTTATTATCTTCTATAAATGCAGTTGTCAATGTTGCCTGTGCTATTTTTTCTAAAACATCTCTATATGTTAATTCCTGTGCTGTGAAAAAATCTTCTTCAACTTCTAAATCAGCATTATAAAAGTCTGTGGAATATAATTTTACTCCACAGACTTCACATATTTTTTGGACTAATTTTAACATTTTGCAAGGATATGTTAATTGTAATTCTGACTGTTTAAATGTTTTCATAAATCTAATCATTCTGTCATATCCTGTTACTGTTATTTCATCTTTTTTCTTGCTATCTTCGATATCTTTTATAAAATAATTTCCTAAATCTATATATTCAAATTTGTTATTAATAAATAGTCCATATTGGAAATTAATATCTTTGTCCTTTATTTCATTTGCATTTTTTACAGTAATTTCAACTTGTTTCATTATTGTTTTAAACAATTGACCATCAAAACTATATTTTAGTTCTTTTGCTATTATTTCTTTCTGTTTTCTTAATTTCCAAACTGGCAATGCATTAAAAATATGCACTGGCATCATATGTATTTCTTTAACTGTTAATTCCCCATCACATATACTTAATTTTATATTTTGTTGTTTTATCTTTTTCGTTATGTTCTTAAATTCATTACTTATACTCATGTTAATTGTGGCCTCCTATCTATCGCAGTCAACATTACTGAAAATTCATTCCAATAACCTCCACACGCAAGTGGACTACTTTTTATTGCTTGACCATTGTAGAAATCTTCTGAAAATAAATCACCTTGTTTATAATTGTTCATGTCCTTTTCTAATGAAAATTGAACATCACTTAGAAAAGGATGTTCAAGTAATTTTTTTATTAAATTATATTCTTCATCTGATACTATCCCAAACTTTATTTCTAAAGTTGTAAAATATCCAATAAAAGTACCACTATAATGTCCATCTAATGTATTTCTTCCAGTTCCATCACCCCATAGAGGCTCTGGTCCAGGAATCAATTCTATAATTCCTGGTACTCGAATATTATTTACTATTAATTTTGGTTCATACATATTTAGCCTCCATTCGTTGCAAATCTATTTTTATTTTTAATTTTTTCAAGCCTTTTATTTAATTCATATCCATCAATATATAAATTAAAATCAAGACTTAGATTAATTAGAATTTGTATTATTTTCTCAAGTAATTCTATAACTTTTTCGTTATTTCCTAATCCCATTTCTTGATTAGCTTTCTTATATAATGACATTAATTTGTCTTCTGGTGCAACTACCTCACCTTGATGTCTGTTATCACCTATCATAGCCAATTGAGGTGTGTTTGCTTTTACATAACCACCTTGCGCTAAATATGGAATTTGCGGAACAGATACTGAAGGTAACCAACTAAATGGTTGAAAACCTGCAATAGTAGCATTTCTTATCATTCTCAATGCTGTATTAATAGAATGGAATGGAATAGATACAACTCTATTAATTCCCCTTATTAATGAATTAACAATATTCCTAAAAGTATTCGCTATTCCTTGTTGTATTCCTTCAAATATTCTTCCTCCTGTGCTAAACACATTTTTTACAGCATTCCATGCATTACTAAATATATTTCCAAACCATGATGCGACATTTCCAAAAACATTTTTTATGCCTTGCCATGCTCCAGACGCTCCATTTTTAAGTCCGCTCCATAAACTTCCAAAAGTATTTCGTATTGGATTTACTATTGTATTATTAAACCATTGACCTGCATTATTCCAAGCATTTTTTATTCCTTCCCAACATTTACTTGCAGTTTCTTTTACTTTATCCCAATTTTTTATTAATAATGCTACAATCGCAATTAATGCTGCTATAGCCGCTACAACTAATGTTATTGGTGATGTTAATACTGCTAATGCTGCATTAAATAGCCATGTTGCTGCTGTTGCCGCTGTTGTTGCTACCGTACTAGCAATAGTTGCTGCAGTATTTGCAACTTTTGCTCCTGTATTAATAACCCATTGTGCTGCTTGTTTAACTAAAGCTGCCGTTCCTGAAGCAATGCTTACCACAAAATCTTTCGCATACATCAATGTTAATGCAATCGTTTCTGCTTTATCTGCAATTTTTGCAATTACATTCCCTAAAATAGCATTTTTTAGCAATCCCAATGCTGCAATTACTCCTCCTGCCTGTTGTATAAAAGACATTAATTCTACAACTTTCCATGCTCCGAAAAATCCTAATACCGCAATTTCCATTCCTGTAACAATTCCTTGATTATTGCTCATCCAGTCTCCTACTCTTGTTAATGCATCTGCCACTAAATTAAGTGTATCTACAATTACTCCACCTGTCCATTTTGCTATAGGTTCTAAGAAATTATTCCAAAACCATTGAAAAATTGGTTTAAATGCTGTTATTAATGGATTTAAAACAGTTAATGCTCCTGCAATTAAATTTAAAAATGCAGGAAGTAAATCTTGTATAGTCCATTTGGCTAATGGAACTAAAACATTGTCATACAACCATTTTAAACCATCTTTTATTGTGGTTATCAGTGGTTGTGCTGATTCTTTTACTTTGTTAAAAGAATTAATAAGCGGTTCAAAATTAATATCACCAAATATTTTTCCAATATCACTTGCTTGTTTTTTTAGATTATCTGTTAAATTTAGTACACTTGTATCTATTTTTCCTCCTGCACCACTTCCACTTGAAGAACTATCACTATCATCTTTTTTTAATATTTGTGCAGTATCAAATGAAGCCAAACTTTTTAGATCTTTAGCAGATTTTTTAGCACTATCTCCTATCCCACTTACCGCATCACTTGCTTTTGATGCATCTGACGCTAAGTCTGAAACAGTACTTGTGCTATCATATCCGCCAGCATTTCCAAATATCATTTCTGTAAATGATTTAAAAGCATTTGCTAACACTTGAAGTTTAGAAAGTACCATATTTATTCCTTTTACTATCGGTGTAAATATGTTAATAAATCCTTGTCCTAAAGTTGCCTTTAGTTCATTAAATCTTAAACCTAATACCCTTGTTTGGTTTGCCCAACTATCACTTGTCCTTGCAAAATCTCCATTTGCTATATTTAATTTATCTAATACAAATTTATATCTTAAAGCCACTTTTTCCTGTTCAGACATTTTAGACGTTGTTTTTCCATAACCATTCGCCAATGCGTATTGGTCAAGTGCATTCTGTGTCATTACAACACCTAAATCCTTTAAAGTCTCTGTTTCACCTGTAAATACTGACTTTAATTTTGTGTATGCTTCATCACTTGATAAATTGTAAAAAGAAGCAACATCACCTGTTAATCCTGTTAAAGTTTCTGACATTGCCAAGGCTTCCTTATTAGAAAAGTTAAATGCCTTCGCCATTGCTCCAAATGTACCAACATATTTTTTGGTTACTGTTTGTCCTAAGCCAAATTGAGTTATTGCATTTTCAGCAAATCTATTTACTTCTGTATTTAAACTTCCAAAAGTAACATCAACAACGTTTTGCACTTCTGTTAAATCAGAACCTAAATCAATACATTCTTTACCAAAATTTACTATTGCTTTAACAGAGAATGCTGCTACTGCTAATTTACCAATTTTCTTTAATGAGTTCTCTATTCCTGAACTTTTTATTGTATTTGTTGTATCTTTTAATCCTTTGTTAAATGGATTTGAATTTAATAATAATTCAAAATCGACAGCACCTACATTCGTACTCATACCTACTCCTCCCCTCTTTTTTAGGATAAAAGCAGGTATTGGCTAACTACTCACCACTAATGGTCGTGTTGCTCACTCTGTCTTTTTCATCTATATTAATTTTAATTGTTTTCTTACATCGTATACATTTTATTTCGCCCTTACATTGTTCAACTTTTAATAAAAGCTGATTGCAATTAGGGCATCTTACTTCTATCATTTGTTATCACCAGCCATTTCTTTAAATGCTTTTTGAAATTCTGTAATAACTTTTTCATAATCTTCTTTTTTCATTTTCTTTGCTAATTTATTTCTATATTTCCATCTTATATTTTTTTGTTCTTGCGTAAAATTCTTCAATATCTCTTCATCATCTTCACTACGGATTTGAACAATATTTCCGAAGTGGTGTATCTGGCATAAAACCTGATATAAGATTACACAATTCTGCATAACTCATTGTGTCTATTTCTTTTCTTATTCTTATTCCATATTGTTTTGCTAGACTTGACTCAATTAAAGACCAGTCTTCTTCCATGTCGTACCATAATTCTGTTTCATTATTTGTTTTGAAATCGTTTTTCCATTTCCTCGTAAGAAATTTCATTTACTTGTGCCATTATTGCTATAATAATAACTTTCAAATCTGCTACTTTTACTTTCATTTCTTTTATTTCTTCTAATGCTTCTTTTCCTAGTAATAATTTTATTGCATTAAATAACCCATCTAAACTATCATCTTCTTTAAATGAATCTTGTACTTTCAACATTGTTTCTGCTCCGCAGTCTACTTCATATGTTTTACCTTCTGCTATTGTTATTGTTTGTGGTTCATGACTTAATTTTGAACTAATATCTATATTTGCCATTTTAAATTTCCTCCTAAATATATTTATAAGAGGCCCTTAAAGGTCTCTTACTTTTTTAATATCTTATTTTTTTACCGCTTGTGTAGTTTCAACACTTTGTGGTGATGCTTCTGTGTATGTTGGTTTTCCGTTTGACATTACATCAAATTCTAGTGGAATAACTTCTGTTGACTTTCCTGCTCCCCAGTTTGTTATGTTAAATATTGCATTTTCAAATACTAATTTTGCACCATCTGGGAATGTCCATTGTAAACATCCTTCAACATCTCTACCATTTTTTAATGCTAATCCTGCTACATAATCATTTCCAGTATCTCCAAAATTTCTTTTCCCAGAAATTGAAATAGTAACTGATTTAGAAGTCATTAATCTTCTAGTCCATCCTTTCTGGTCTAGTGGATTCCATTCTTCTACTCCATTATCTAATTTAACTGAGAAACTTTCCATGTCTGCTATATCTGTTAATGAATCTTTACTAGCACCAACTTGAAATTGGTTCTCATATACTGGATATACTCCTGATTTTGTTCCCATTATTTTTCACCCTTTCTATATAATAAATTTAATTCTATTGAAAACTTGTAAATATTGTTTTCATCTGCACCTAAATCAATAGGTCCATTATATAAACACTCAATTGAGCAATTATAATCATCAATAAAAAAAGAACTACAGTCTAATAGTTCATAAATCTTATTGGCCATTGTTTCAGCCGTATTATAATTTTTAGTCCATCTTAACAGTAATGTGACTGGTAATATTCCATAACTTTTTAACTTTTTATATTTAGAATTATCTTCTAATTGTCTACGATTAGCATACAAAGCAATTGCTTTATCTTGATTTTCATCCATTTGTCCTATTGACCATTTATTACATTCTGGTATTATATTTTTAAAATAATCTCTTATTTCAGATATACTAATTCTTTCTATCATTATCCATTTCTCCTTTTTAACATTTGTTTAAAATATTTTATTGGTAAATCTTTCTTGCTTCCACTAATATAATCATCAAAATAATACTGTTTTGCATTAGGATTTTTACCTTGTTTTATATGTATTTCTGGGTCGAAATATACCTTTCTTGCATATACTGTATCTACAACTATTCTAGCAACACCTTTTATAACTTTTTTATCATCTACAAAAGTGCTATCATTTTGCATTGTACCAGTATCAAATGGCATTGTTTGACTTTGGATTAAATCTGTTTTTACCGCTTCTGCAGTATCTATTAATGCTAATCTTGCATTTTCTAATAATTCATTTATATTTTTAGTATTATATGTTATTTTCATATTAAACCAACTCCAATGTTGTATGATGAACAGTTCCATCTGGATTTCTAGGTCTACTTGCTTGATAAATTTCATATTCTATATCATTTATTATTATTTGTCCACCACTTATTTTCTTTATAGTTGGTGCTATATCTCCAAGTAATATGACTTTTCCCACAAGTTGAATCTTTCTTCCATCTGGACTAATTATAATTTTAGTTGTTTCAACAAATCTACATTTTTGATTTTCTAAATTTAAAGAAGTTAAAGGCTCACCATCTTCTGATAAGCCTTCTTGATATATAACTACATCACATTTGTTATTTAATAATCTTTCCAAGTGTTTTGGATTTAACCTTTTTATCATATAATCCTATTTGTTAATCCTGTTCTTTTTAAATAGAAAAAGGCTAATTTTGATATATTTAGTTTATCCGCCATTTCTTGTGATTCCTTTTCATTTACTGTTAAGTCCCCACCTATAGAATAACTAGATATACTATTATCATCATATATGCCTTCTTCTTTTATATATTCAGCTTGTAAGCAAGTTGCTTTGATTATTAAATCTTTTTGTTGTGTTGTTAAATTATTAAATCCTCTTCTTTCAATTCTTGTCAATGTCGCTCTGTTGACATCTATTGAGGCAAACTCCAAATATTTTTCTATTTCTTCATTCTCTAATACTTTAGAACCATATTTCGAATAGTCCCCTTTTGTTGCATAAACATTTATCATTTGCAACACCTCTTATTTTACTTTCTTTTCTAATTCTGCAATTTTTGCTGTTAATTCTTCATTAACTTTTGCTAACTCTGTCTTTTCTTCTTCAACTTTTGTTATTTTTGCTGTTAATTCTTCATTAACTTTTGCAATTTTCTTTAATTCTTTTTCTAAATCTTTAGAAGCTACTTTTTTAGTAGCTCCTAATTTAGAATATCCTCTTGCCTCATATTGTGCTAATTCTTCCTCTTCGATAGACAATAATACATTATCTTTTACTATTTTTATTTTAGACATAGTAACCTCCTATTCTCCAGCATATTCAGTTGTGTCAACATCAACATATATACTATCAATTTTATTATCTTTTCCATTTGGGAATACAAATGTATCTGATAAACTTCTATCTTGATATAGATATCCATCACCTTCTGTATGTTGACCTGGATTAAAATAATAAATACTTGCAATTTTAGGAACTGTTTTAACAGTTAATGGAGAAGCTATTAATACATTAATTTTATGAGAACCTGTTACCGCTGCTACATGGTTGCTTTCATTTGCTGCTACTTTCTTAACTGGTACAAATCCATCTGTAAAATCAAATTTATCATAAAATCTTTCATCATCAATTACTTCTATTAATGTTACACCATCAATATCTGTAATTCTTGTTTCTATACCAATTCCACCTTCTGCAATTTGTGTCATTTCTATTTTTCTTGTGAAGTCTGTAGATTGTTCTAATAAATCCATAATTGTAGAATTTACATATGCAATTAATGCACCTTTTGCTACATATCTTCTTAATTTTCCAGCACTTAACATTGCTTTTAATTTTCCATATACATTTTCTTTTGTATATGAAGACAATGCTGTTGAACTATGATATCCATCTAATTTTTGTGCTTCTGTAGCAACTTTAGAATAGAAGTATGCATCCATTTCTGGTATTTGTTGTGTTTTATGGAATACTTCTGAAATATTTTTAATAGATGCTGTTTCATTTGTTTCATCTACATCTATTTTGTCTACTAAGAATGATATATCTCTATCGTGTGTTAATGTGAAAGGTACATCAGTTTGTGCAAATGTTCCTTTGTTCCATCCACCTAGTCTACTGTGTGATTTATAACCACTTGTACTCATTTGTGTAAAATGAAATGTTTTTGCACTTAACCATTTAACTGCTGTAGTTACGAATGGTGAAGTTAAAGATTCTTGCTCCATAATTTCTAATAGGTCTGGAGACCATACCTCTGCATAATTTAATGCCATAATTAATTACCTCCTAAAATGAATTAAACCTGTTCCATCTTTTTGTGGCTACAGGCTTTTTGTTTTTTTGATTTTCATCAGAGTTACTTTGTGTTGCTCCGAATTTAAATCCTTTTTCTTCTTTTTCTTCTTCCTTTGCTATTTTTAACTCAGGAAATTCAGAAATTACTGCGTTGATTTCATCTTCTAGTTTCTTAGCATCTAATACACCGTTTTCTAGAACTTTTGACATATCAACTAATCTTGCTGCTCTTTCAACTTTCTTAACATCAACACCTACTTTGGCCATAGCAAGTGCTATTTTGTCAGTATAGTCTGCTTGAACAGTCTCTTTTTGTTCTTCTTGTCCTTTGTCTTCTTGCTTTGTTTGAGTATCTTGAACTTGTTTAGAAGTTTCGCCTTGTTCTGCTTTTTCAGCACCTTTGGCATACATTCTTCTGATAAATCCATCTAACTCATCTTGATTTTTGAAAACTATTGAACCGTCATCACCTTTTTGTGCTACTTGTTTTTTAGCTTTCTCACCCTCATTTTTGTTTTCAGTTTTTTGCTCTTTTTGAGCATTATCTGCTGTAGTTTGAGTATCTACATTTTCTTTTTTTTCGTCTTCCATATTGGAACCTCCCCCGTTTAAGGTCCGTCGACCATAATTTTTTGCAATAAAAAAAGAGCCTTTTTAAAGCTCTAATTTTAAAAATGGCACAAGTTAATGGATTTGAACCACTACAAACAGTTTTGGAGACTGTTGTGCTACCATTACACTAAACTTGCATATAAAAAACACCTACATTTCTGTAAGTGCTTGTATATTATTTATCTAAATTATCAATTGCATATTGTGCTTCGCTTTTTGTGAAACCTTCTACTGATGAAATCAATTGATTATATATTGCTTTACTTGACATATTCATACTTGTTTGATATGTCTTTGCCTTTTCTAATGCGTTTTTATTCCAGTCCGCTTCTATATTGTCTATCGCATATTGTGCAGCTTCTTTTGTAAATCCTTCCACCGATGAAGTTAATTGATTGTAGATGCCTTGCTTTGACATATGTAGTGAATTAGAATAAGTTTCTGCTTTTTTTAATGCATTTTTTTCTTCTGCAGTAGGTTCTTTACCTAAAGAATAAACTATATTAATTTTATCTCCTTGATGTACTACTGTATTTGCTGAAATACTTTGACTAACAAAATTTCCTTTTGCAATATCATTTGAATATTCTTCTATTATTTTTCCGTTAATTTTATTAGCATCCATCCATGCTTTTACTTTTTCTTTTGACATAGTACTAAAATCTACTATAGTAACTTCTACTGAATTATCTTTTTGATAATCATTAGTTGAAGTATTAACTGTATTATTGCTTTGTGAAGCACCTATAATTATTCCTATTACTATAATAATTATCCAAAACCACCATTTTTTATAAATTGGTTTCTTTTCATTTTCTGCATGATTTGCCATGACAATTCCTCCTTTTATTTTATTCTAAAAAGAGTATATCATTTTTTTTCGACCTTTGTTGTCGAATTTTGTCGAATAATATAAAATTTTATTTTTTATTAAACCATTCATCAATTTTACCATTTTCAACTGCTTTTGAAAATTCTTCTGCCTCTTTTTTCATTTCTTCTGTTATTTCAATTTTTTCATTTATTGGTATTGGTTTAGGTATCTCATTTATCCATCTAGGATTTTTCATTAAATTTCCCTCCATAATAAATAATATTTACCATCTATTTTCTTTATATTTTCAACAATAAACCTACTATTTCTTGGATATAATATTTCAGATTCGTCTGGATTAAAGTTTCTTAAATCTTTTGCTTTGTTTGATACTGTATATATTACCACATTGGCATTTTCATTATATTTTGATTTGCTTGAAAAGGATAAATATTCATTAAACATTATTGGTTTATTAAGCTTATTCATATGTATAAATTTTTTTAATTCTTTCTTATCTGTTATATCTAAAACTCTAACTATATTCCCATTATAATTTTTACATTTATCTAATGCTTTATCTAAATTATTAACTATATTTTGTTGAATATTATCTAGTTTAAGATTATTTCTTAATAGTTCATTTATTTTATAACTTTCTGAACTGATGTATTGGTTTATTGCATATTGTTCATCATTTGATAAACCTATTTTACTACTTTCTATTTGATTTTGCAATTCATTAGCCTTATTTTGATAATTTAATACATTTTCAGGTAATAAACTACCTGCTACTAATCTTTGATACTGTTTCTGCCTTTGTTGCAAATATTGAGTATATTTATCTTCTTCATTATGATTTTGTTTTGCTTTTATTACTTCTTCTGGTTCATCATTTATTCCTTCGTAATATGTACTAACTCCATGATGGCATCTAGGATGAAATAAGCCTCCTGATATTGCTGTACTTAACAATGGGTATTTTCCATCTTTTTCTGTTCCTCCTGACCATACATCATCTATATATACTCTTCCCTCCCATGGTGTACACTTGTCACAGGCACCGCCATGTTTTGATACATATACTAATGAGTTGCCTAATTTTTTACGCATTTCACCTTCGCCCATTAGATTAGCTCTTTTGTTTGCCGTTCTAATAGCCATATCACAGTAATCAGCAATATTATGCCTTGAACCATTACTATATTCAATGCAATTAAAACCTCTTGTTAAAAAATCTTTACTAGCCATATCAATTGCTTGTTTTATTGTTCCAGCCCCTGTATTAGCAAATACTTGTGCTTTATATATTATTTGTCTGTATTGGTCATTTGCCATTCTTAATGTTGCATATTTTACATCTTTCATGTCATTTTTTGTGCTTTTTATTAGTGCATCTAATTTTCTATGATTTAATCCAAAAAATGATCCACCCAATTGTGAATCTTCTTTTCTTATAATTCCTGACTGTATTGCCTGTTTATTTGTTCTTCCTGCGCCTTCTTTGAATTGTTCTTTTATATGTTTATATAAATATCTATTTAACCCTTTTGTGTTGTTGTTAAATATTTCTTTATTTGCCTTTTTGTAATCTTCAAATTGTTTGAATTTCAGTGCTTGCCATTGTGGCCAGTCAAATCCTTTTGTTTTTTCATCTTCTTTATGACTCCATAATGTTCTTTTCATAGAAGTAATTAATTGTAATTCAATTTCTTCCATTACTTTTTTTATATCATATTCATTTTGCATTTAATCACCTACTCTAATGGTTCCATTATATTAGGTTCTTCTTTTTCAATTATTCCTGCTTCTTCTTTTAATCTTTTTACTTCTTGTTCTTTTTCTGCTTTAGTTAAACTATCACCATACATCGTATCTACAGTCTTTTCAATACTCATTACATTTTGCCCTGGTCTAGCCTTTGAAACTGTTTCTACTGTTGCTTCAAAACTAGGGTTAGCATATTCTTTAAAATCTACTGTTGCTTCATATTTACCTGCTGTTTTTTTCTGCGCTTTATCATATGTTTTTAGACATATTTCAACTAACTTAGGAATAACTTTTTCTAATACATCTATTACTTTCCCTCTTGTATATTGTGTTGCTTTTTCTTTTTCTCTTTGTGCATCTGCATTATCAAGTTTCTTTACATCTATTCCAAGGGTACTAGGACTTATTAAACCTTGTAAACACAAATCTAATGCTGTTATATATGACTGTAGCATTCCTTCATAATCAAAGTCTCCTTTTTCTCTTGTAATTTTACTACTTTCTGTTTCTGATGTTGTACTTCCTACTTTAGCATATCTATTATCAAATGTATTAGGTTTTAATAAATCCCCATTTTCATTTGTTGGTATTAAATCTTCTGGAATATATGTTATTGTTCTGTTATCTCTTAATGCATCTATCCATTTACTCCATACTTCATCAAAACTATCAAAAGCATCTAATTTCTTTTCTATTATGCTTTGTCCTCTACCTTTATATTTCTTTGATTTATTGAACATCATAGGCACAGCCATCATAAATTTAGTATCTGTTGGTTCTTTCAAGTCTGCTGTTTCTGGAATAGAATTGTAATCCTTCATTAGCTGGTCATTTTTATATAATTCATATTTTATACCGTCTTTAGAATACTTTTCAAATAAAGTATAACAAGCATCTTTTTTAGGATATTTATTTTTAAAGTTTATTCCTGTTATTCTTCCTCTTGTATATTCATAGTCGACATCTTGTCCAGAGTAAAACTCTATTATAGGATATTTACTTATATCTGTATCATAACTTATCTTAAATGCACCATCACATTGCACAAATACATCAATTATTGCTTGTTTTAATGTTTCTTTGAAGTCATTTTCTTTTGCTATTTCTTCCCAATTTGTTTGTGCTTCGTTGTTTCCTTTAACCTCTATTTTATTAAAACTATCAACTATTATATCCGCTAACATATCAACTATCATAGCAGGTAACCCAGTATGTATTTTTCTAATATTTATACCAGTTGTACTCTGGGCTGCCCAAAATTTTGCATTTCCCATTAAATCATCTGTTTGTGTATAGTATTGATGCAACTCTGATGCATCTCCTCTATACCACAATAGATTTCTAAAACAGTTACCTTCAAATGTATTTGTTTCTTGTATTGTTATTGTGTCTCCCACACTTGGTTGTATTTCTAACCAGTTTCGGATTACATTTTTTATTTTGTCATTGACTGTTCCCATATTATTCCTCTACTTTCTTATATGTTTCTTTAAATAATGTCTTCGGACAAGCATATATATAATTATTTTCTTTTATTATAAAATCACCCTCACGTGCTATCTCATACCCTAAGTATGTTTTTATTTTTATTTCTAAACCTTCTGTACCACCACAACTAATTTGTTCTATTTGTTTGCTACTTGTAAACCAGTTTGGCAAAATTCCTCTTCTTAATTCAAATGCTTCTACTTCTGTTGCTTTTTTCTTATATATATGTTTGTTCACTGTTATTTCCTCACTTTCATCTGTTGCTTTTTCACTATCTTGACCTTCTATAATCTTAATTACTTCTGTTGTCGCTTGTTCTTTATATTGTTTATATTTTAATTCCTCTTGTATTAATTCTTCATATCTACTTTGATCTATCTCAATTGTTGGTGTTTGAAATAATGTGCTTCTTGTACTCATATATTATTCCTCCTCATCTTTAATCAATTTCTTTATTACTTCCCAATTTCCAATTTTCTTTTTGTGAGGTAACCAAGCATACTGGCAACCATTTATACTGTGGTCATTTCCATCTTCTGGCTGGTTATCTTCATCAAATGAATATTTGTTACACTCATCTATATAGTCTTTACAAGTTTCAACAATTAAAAAATCACCAGTATTCAACCAGCTTTCTTGTAGTTGAACTCTAGTGATTATCTTTGTCTTTTTCCATGCATTTTCAAAGTTATATACTAATGCATTTTGCCTTTTTGCTTTGTTTGCTTCCATTATTGTTCCCTGATCTGCATTATCTATAAAACAAGTTCTTGCAAATCCCCATTCATTTTTGAACTCTTCCATAAATTCAACAATCCATTGAACCACATCTGATGGTGCAAATGGTATTGTTCTATCTCTATTATTAAATGTTCTTTCTTTTAATAAAACACATTTATTATCTGCTGTTATGCCTATACCCTCTAGTGTTACTTTGTCGTGACTTTCTTTTGAGTATGATGTATCACAACCAATAGAAAATAATTTGAATTTCATTTTCTTAGCTTCTTCTACTGTTATTATGTTTTTAGGTTGTAAATTGAAGCATAAGCCTGTTGCTTTTCCTCTTAGTCCTTGTATTTTGTTTTTATACATTTTTGTTCCTATCGGTGTTGCATCTATTTTTTCTTGTATATCTTCTTTGGTTAATGCTGCATTATCATAAAAAGTAAAATACCAATGTACCCAACCTTGCACATGAGGTTCTTTTAATTCTTTTAATAACTCTGTTGGATAATCTTGTTCATACTTTGGTATCGGTCTACTTTTATTTATAAATTCTTTGTAAATGTCTAGTGATGGGTCATCCGGATTTGATGTAGTCATCATATATTTACACCTATGTGTGACTTCTCTCATAAACTCCATATCTGCTAAATTTACTTCATCAAGATATACACAACCAACTTGTCCACCTAAAACCTTTTTCCATCTTTTTTTATCACCATAACCACATACATATATTATCTTTTCACCTTTATTTGTATCATATCTTATATGTGGTAATCTTATTTTATCTTTTCCTTTTGGCCAATACTCTGCTATATCTTCGAATTGTTCTAGTAAACCATTTTCAGAGTTTATAACATTCTTTTCTACTGTTCCTACATCATCACCTGCAATGATATGATACTTTTTATCAGAATCAGCAACCATACACATAAACTTAAATATTCCTACTGTTGTTTTTCCTGCTGCGGTTGTTCCTTCTAAAAACTCTCTCTTGCATTTGGTTTGTAAGAACTCTTTATATTTTTGACTTAATTTCAACATTACACATCATCTGCACTTTGCATTTGATTTAATATGTCAGATATAGCATCTATTTTCTTTGTTTTTTCTGTATCATCTTTTATTTCTCTTCTTTCAACAGGTTTGTATCCTGCTCTATCAAGAATATCTTTTACTGCTTGCATTTTTATGTATTCATTATTTGATTTTAACAATTTCTTTAATTCTTTTTGAGCATCTAATGCAAGTGAACCAAAATTTTCTTTTATATTGTTCTCTATTTCATTTTTAAATTCTTTATCTTTTTTCCAGTTGCATATTGTCTGTTCTGTTATTTTTAATTCTTTTGCTATTTGTTTTTGTGTTTTATTTTCTATAACCATTAAGTTTATACATTGCATTTGTTTTTCGCTTAACATTGGTTCACCCCTTCCTAATTAAAATTTATTAAAATTATTTTCTTTTAAATTGTTTTATCATTACATCTATTATTGTAACAAAAATAAAAAGAGTAAATGCTATTGCTATTACTCCTATACAACTTAATATTATTCCTAAAAATATATTCCACATAGTCTTATTCCTCTTTTCCTGTTACTTTGTCTACTATCTTTACTATAACATCTGCTTCCCATACATAATAACTTCCAATTTTTGATAATTTTTCGTTTTGGTTTTCTAATATTACTTTTTTCTGCTCTGAATTTAATTTTCTATTTGCTTTTATTTGACTTATTTGTGAATTATCACATTCGTATCCTTTTTTATTTAATATATTTACAACTAAATTATTTTTTTCTTGAGCTATTTTTACACTCAAATTTTTTATTTTCTTTGCTTTTACTTTTAAATACATTTTACATTTTCTCCTTAAAACATTTATTATGTTGATATAATATTAATTGTTTCTCCTATATTGGCAAATTTCTTTTTTAATTCATATGAATTATATTGTTCTACTATTTCATGTATAATGTCATAAGAATTTGCTACTATGTCTGCAACATCTTCTTCAGTGTATTGTTTTTCACAATGTGTTATATAATTATCTATATAGCAATGTGTTAATTCATGAATTAAAGTAGATTTCTTTCTGTCTGCTGGCAAATCTTCGTCTATATATATTTTTTGTATATCACAATATGTAATACCGTAATATCTTGTATCTATTGATTTTAAGTTTTCTTCTTCATTTGCTCTTCTAATATTTTGCATATTTTTTATTGATTCCTGTGATGTCTCTGTTATTTTCCATTCTCTGTTGTTTATTTTGAATTTCATTCTTATTCTCCTTTTTTGGTCTATATCTAAAACAATAATCATAATATCTGCATTGTTCACATTTTCTTTTCATACAATTTGCATAGTTAATTTTGTCTCTCATAATATACACACTTTGTACATATAGTATTATTGTTTTTGAATATTCTTATTTCACAATCAAACTTGTTTTTGTTTTTACATTTTGAACAATGCTCTTTTTTATACTTTTCTATTCTTTCTTGATTAGTCATATGTACATCTCCTTTTTATTTATAAACACTACGAAATATGTAAGTTATATATAATATGGTGTGCTTTCTAAGAATTGAACTTAGGCACTCTGGGCTTCAACCAGATGCTCTACCAACTGAGCTAAAAGCACATATATTAGAACTCGCTAGGTAAGTTCTGCAAAAGTTTATATAAAAAAATATTCAGAAAGGAGGTTTATTACATTCAACCAAACATAACAAACTATATATTATCAGTTACCTAGCATACTGGTAATAACTAATCTACTAATTTCCAGTCTTCTGCTAACATATCAGCTTGACTGGCTAACCAACCTAATTGAACTCCCGATGTTCCTACAAATGCTATTGCTTTGTTTCCTATTGCATTATGTTTGGCATTTATTATTTCATTATTAGTGTTTTTATAACTTATACAAGTTGCAAGTTCTATATATTGATTTTTCCCATTCCAACCTTGTCTTTGTACTCTTTTTCCTCTTTTTAAATTAGATATTGCTTCTCCAAAAGTAAATGTTTGTATATTTAATTTAGATTCATCTATATCATCACATATAATCCAATTATCTGCTACTATATTATCTAAATCTACAAATATATCTTCTGTCTCTAAAAATGGTATTACACTTCCATCTTTGCAATGCATTGTTATTGTTCTGTTTTCTTTTACCCAATAACCTCTCCAGTGTTCTCTTTTTATTTTATATCCTTGTTTTAATGCTTCATATGCTTTTTTAAATTCCATTTTTATTCTTCCTTTCATAACATAATAAAAAGAATAGACATTTAAAACATCTATTCTTAAATCAACAAATTGGTTGCCGCTTGGACTTATGAGATATTTCTATCTGCGACTTTTTATAAATTTTCTATTATAATTATATATAATTAGAATGGAACTTTTCAATACCTTTTTGCGGAACTTTTTAGGAACATTTTATATTTCTACCATATTTGTTATACTTTCTATTGCTTTGTCTCTTATTTTTCTTAATCCTCTGTCGGTAATATCTTTATTGTATTCTGTTTTGTATTCCTCTACAACTTTATTCCACTTTTTTCCTTTATTTTCTATGTAGAATAGATATATTACTGTATTTTGCTCTTCCGTTATTTTATTTAACCAATTTTTTACTCTTGCTATTTCTTTATCTACTTTGTCTTTTTCTAAAGTTAATCTTCTTATTTCGTTCTCTAAAAATTCTCTATCTTCTTTATTTATGTGATTCAGTTCTTTCTTATAATTAAATGCTGTACTTGATACTTTATCTGATATTTTATTTGTATTACTATGCATACTATCATAAGCTTGTCCTGCTATTTGCATATTTTCAATGATGTCTTTTTCGTTGTCTTCATATACTGTGCCAGCATAGTCTAATCTTTGCTGATATTCATCTATTTTTAATTCTATTTCTATCTTTTTGCCTTCTTTTTCTTTATGTAAAATTAATTTTGATATTATATCCTCTTTTAAATCTTCTCGTGTCATTAGTGTACCTCCTTAACCACAATTCCTTTATTATTTTCTTGCTTTAGATTTTTTATCAAGTTTCTTTCTTTTGATTTTAATCTACTATCTAGGATGCAATATTCATATTCTATTTCTTTTTCATATTCTTTTTTTGCCTTTTCTACTTTATTTTTGCATTTTTCACAATAATCTATTGACTTTTTATATAGTACTACTGTATCTAAAATCGGTACTTTCCTTTTACATATATCACACTGTTGTATAATCATTTGTAACCCTCCGCTTCTTTTATATACTCTATTACACCTCTTTAGATTCTCTTTAGAAACTCTTTAGATGTAGTATAATTTATTAATTAACTTCTATTTAACTATTTTAAGATTATCTAATTCTCTTTTGATTTGTTCTATTCTATCATTTAATATAAGCGTATCTAAGTCTTCCCATTCCTGCCATTCTTCCATATCAACTATATCTCTCAATAATAAAACTATTGTATTTATAGTGCTTTTTCGAGAATCGTTTGGTGCTTTTAAAGCAAATACTACACTTATATATTCTTGATTATTTCCTTCCATTACTTCACCTCTTTTGCTTTATTTTCAAAATATTGTTTTATACAGTTATCACAAGTTTTTCCATTGTCTCCTGCATAATATTTACATTTAGTTGTTATATCTAAATACTCGCATAAGTCACTATCACTTGTTGCTATATGATTTGCCATTAAATCTATTATTTTTTCTTTATTTTGTAATTGTTTGTTTAGTCTTGAAAATTCTTTCTTGTATAGACTATATTTTTGTAATTTTTTAACGTCCTTTACTCTGTTTCTTAATTTTCTTAATAAGTCATCATTATGTTTCTTTAATTTTTCTATCTGTTTGTCTTTTTCTTCTAGCATAGATAAAACTGTTTCTATTGCTACTGAATTTCTTGTTTTTAAATATTTTTTATCTATATTTTCTTTCATTGTTTTTAATGTTTCTCTTGCTTCTTCTTGTTCTTTTGTCATATGTTAGTCCTCCTTAAATCTTCAATGTCAATATTTAATAAATATTTCCATAACTTCTTTTGCAACCAATTAAATTTTGTAGAAACTTCTATTTTTATATCCGTTCCACCAAATTCCATGTTTCCTATTTTTATAATTGATTTACCTCTTTTTCTCAAAGATATAGTTCCATAATCTATATCAGTTGATGTTTCTATATTATTTTTATCCATCCTAATTCCTCTACTTTCTTATTTATTGCTTGTAGTTCTTTTATATTTAAAATAGGATTTACTTTCAATGACATTGTTCTAATCTCTTGTGGTCTTTTATTTGCTCCTATTTCTATTCTTTCACCTACTACATGAAATCTAATATATAAAGTATACAACTCTCCTCTTATTGTTTCTGATTGCTTATATTCAATAACTCTACAATCTTGTGTTGTCCATTTGTTTACTTCTGGTTTTTCTTCTTCTGGATGATTATCATATTTTTCATATCCTAATTTTTCAAACATCTCATCAGCACTCATTTTATTTACCTCTTTTCATCTTTTTATTTAAGAACTTTCTTTGATATTCTCTTACATTGTTTTGTCTTTGTTTTTCTTTATTTTTATTTTTTATGAATCCATTATCGTTTCCGTTCATTTTATTTTCTCCCTTCTAGTAGTTCTTGACACATCTTTTTTAAAACTACTATTACATATTTATTGAACTCAATTTCCGCTTCTTCTTTGGCTGTTTTCCCCTTTAACATAGTTATATTTTCTATATCTAATATGTTTTTTTCATGATATTTTATTTCTTTTTCTATCTTGTCTTTTACTGTTTGAACTGGAATACTGTTTTTTATACAATGATTTTTAACTACTACACTATTATTTAAATTTTCATAATCATTTTTTAATTCTTCATTCTCTTTTAATACTCTTTTATAATCTGATAAAATCACTTTATATACTTCTTGTAATAAATCTTCTACATAATGAACTTTTTCATCTGTTTCTAATATAAAAATTGCTTCTTCTATTGTTAACTCTAAAATATCTGTTTCACAATTTATATATCTTGTATATTTTTCTTCAATTCTATCTCTTATACTATTTTCTTTCACCTTTTCCCTCCTCGTAAAACTTTTTTACTTTATTATAATCAATCATAGTTAGTAATGAACACATTGTGTCATAAGACATTTTATTTATTTCTTTATCTGTCTTACCTAATTTTTTTTCTTTTGGCATTACCATAGAGTTTCTTATAACCATAAACAAGGCTAATTTATACTTGTTTTTCATTTTATTTAATATTTCTTCTTTTTCTTTCACTTAAAACACCTCCTACATCATTCGTTCTCTTAAATATTTAAAATATTTTCTTACTGGCTTAAACCATGTTAAATAAACAAATTGTTGTTCATAAAAAACATCGTTTAATTTATCAAATATAGAATAAATTATCTCTATTAAAATTTTTAAAATATAATATGGAACATTTAAAATTAATTCTATGATACATAATAATTTCCAAAACATATAATTAAGTAGTCCTATTTTATTTATTTTTTCTTTCACTATGTATCACTCCTCTCCAGATCTGTTAAAATTCTATCAATAGCATAGCAATAAGGATAATTTCTATTTCCCATGCCTTTTAAAATATTTGACCAGTCCTTTAATATTTTTTTGTTATATTCTAAATCATCATTGTATTGTTTATGTTCTATATAATACTTATACCAATATTCGCTTTTTTCTGTTGAAGTCATAGTTTTATCTAATATTTCAGTTATAGCTTCTTTTAATTTTCTATTTTCATTATCTAGTTCGTGATTTGTTGTCATAACCCAACAATTTTGTAAAGTATTTTTTGTTTCTTTAGATATTTCCTCTTTACTCATATCTTATTTACTCCTCTCAACTAAATATTCACATGTTACCATTCCATTTAATATTAATTCGCACATAAAATCTTGTGCTGTTCTTCTATCACTGTATCTACAATTAGCATTTTTGTGTATTCTTGGGTCTGTATCTTCCCATTTATTAATATCTATCATTACAGGACTTAAAAATATGTATTGTATTCCTCTTGAAAAGCATAGATAATAACAACTATCATAAGGCTTTTTACATTTTTTAAATCCAATTTTTTCAAATTCTTTCATATCTACTATTGGTACTAGCATATCTATTCTCCTCCTAATAATTAACTCTAATTATGTAACTGTTGTATTGAGGTTCATAATCTATACTTAATTTTAGATTTTGCATTTTATCTATTCCGTATCTTTCTATTTGCATTCCACCTCTTAAATTTCCTATATGATTAGTTATTGCAAACTTAAGTATGTTTTCTAACTCTTCTATTACTGCTTTTTGTCCTTCTAATTCTATATTCAACCTATCATTCTTATTTCTTAATATACTATTAGATAATTGATAAGTTTGTAATTCTTCCTGTAAATTTTCTATTTTCTTATTTAATCTTTTTACTTTTCCTTTAACACTCATCTTCTCCTCCTACTTTATAACAATTGGCCTCCATCTGTTCTTTTGTTAGTATTGTTTTTATATCCCAATTTAACAAAACAAAATTAACTTTTGTATATTTGCCTTCAACAAGAATACTTTTTTCTTTATTGCCATTTACACATTCATACCCAAATCCAACGACAATACAACTATTTACTATATCTCCAACTTCTATTAAGTCTATTAGTTGTTTACTGTGTTTTACTATGTTCTCTATTAAATAAAGTCCCTTTTCACATTCTACATATATGCTCATATAAAAATTAGAATTTATAAGTTTATCAATTTTTCCATCTTTTGTTCTTACATATTCGTTTACTTCTATCATTTTCTACACCTCATTTCCCCAACAATCCCAGC